TTTCAGCGGTGCTATTCATCTGCCTTTTCCTCATGCTGCGCCTGCACCTTGCGCCATTCGGCGGCAAAGTGTTGCTGAAAAGCTTTAGGCGCAGCGCCGATAGGATCGGCAGGCCGGACAAAGTCATAGCGGGTATATTCTCGGGGTTGCGCTGGGCGCTTATTCTTGTGCATAATGGTTAAAACCTCAGTGGTTTTGAGAAGTGACGGCCGTACTGTTCCAGCAGTGCGGCTTTTTTTTGGCTTAACGAAACCATCCCCCACCTCAATTGAATCCTATTGGCTCAGGCCGCATGCGCTCAGCCTTCATGCCTATCTCAGCCAGCGTCTCCATCGAGAAAAGATAATCCCTGCGCACCAAGACGGCTTCAGGCGGCGCGAGCTGCAAACCGAGCGCTGCAAGCAACTTGCAGAACTGCTCAATATGGCCAGCCTTCCAGCGGCTCAACGTCGATTCGTCCATCCCGATTTCATCAGCGATAGGCTTTTGCCCATGCAGTTGAAGCTGGCGAAGAACGAGCTGTTCCATGTCACGCGGCTTGAGTTTTGGTAGCTCTGAATTGCGCGTTATTGCGTTTGTTTCCACTTATCATCTCCTTGTTAATTGGCGGTTATGCGGCTTCGTTAGTTTCGTTTGGGTGTGGGAACAGTTCCGGTAGGTCAGGGCGGATTTGATGAGCCTTCACTTGCCCATCTGTCGCCTCGACGATCGCAGGAACCTTTTCAGGCGATACTCGCTTTTTGTTATGCAGCCAACACCAGACATTTGGCTGGCTAACTCCAACTCTAAGCGCGAGCTTCTTCTGACTCCCCACCATCTGAATAGCTTTGTTGATGGTTTCGTTAATCATTTTAATAACCTTGAGATTGAACACGTGAAAATAATAACCATGAGACTAAACAAAAGCAATACCCATGGATATTTGACTAAAAATATCCGTGGTTATATGTTCGCTGGCATGAACAAGACGACGCTCGCTCAAAGATTAAAGTTGGCTATGGAAGAAGGTGGCTTTACGCAGGCGTCGCTTGCTGAAGCTGCGGGTACTTCACAGCCCAGTATTTGGAAAATCGTATCGGGAAGGACTCAAAGCTCGGTCAAGTTGATTGATATAGCCAGAGCGCTAAAGGTGCGTCCAGAGTGGTTAGCTGATGGCACTGGCGACATGCGTCCATATCGCTTGGCTAAAAATATCTCTGAAACAAGTTATAAAGAGCCGCCTGAGAAAATCTACTATGACCCTTCCCGCATCGTTGAAATGTGGAACGAGTCAGGCCCGACTCAAATGTTTACGGTCGTTCCTGATATAGTCGATACCCGAAACGCTAGAGCCTATAAAATAAGGTTTCCAACTGGATTCCCTGAATTGCCAGAGGACTCTATAATCGTTGTCGACACTGAAATGCAACCAGGCAACCATGACTTCGTGTTCGCCAATGTGAAAGGTGAACTATCCGCTTACAAATATTTATCTCGCGGATCAAACAGTTATTTGGATGTCGGTGATTCTCGCTTGCCTTTGGTGCCGGTGGATGAAGAAGTTAAAATCATTGGCGTAGTCGTGTACATGGCCCGCTCCCTCAAAAAGTAAATCTCTTTAAAAGCCCTGCGTTTTAAGTCCGACGCAGGGTAAACCTCTACATACTCCCCAGCTGCAACCCGAACGAATGAAGCCCTCACTTGCCACCCCCAGCAAAACAACTGTATATAATCACAGCCCAATACTACCCTTCAAATTAAAATAATCAAGCCAACGAGAGTAAAACTTGCAAAAGCGAGTAATAAAAAAACTTCCAGACTTTATTCTCTTATTTTACAACCAATTAAACCCAAAGTTATAATTTAAATAACTCAGGGTATTGCCATGATAAATAACCTTGGGTATATTCACCTCATCGAAACGGCAGGACGCCAACTAAGCAGCACGCGATGAGGTGAGCGACGCAATCATCTCCGGCCCCGAGAGGGATCGACCGCAAATAAGTTCTTTAAGGGAGGAATGATTAAACACTGCCGCCGTCCGCAAGAGGCGGCAGTGAATCAAAAGTGAATTTCGGGATGGTGTGAAATGCAGCGTGAAAAAGCGCAACCGCGGGGATCAGCAGCGCGGCACGCCATCGCCCAAAACCACTTACTGGGAGTTAAGAGATGGATGCTTATGAAGAATATTTCGACAGTTTGAAAGAAGGTGAAGAGGCGATGAGCGAAGCGGAATACAAAGAGTGCTTATCATCGCAAAGCAATGTTAAAGCTGCTCTTTATTCTTAAGGGCTCTCAACTCAAGCAACTTTAACTTCCTTTCTTCCAGTTCTTCTTTTGTGTCGGCCACTGCTACCACGATGTAATCGACCTCTGCCCCTTTAATGAAAACATTAATGTTCTTAATAACCATGTCAGACATCTTTTCGATGGCAAAACAGTCCTGAGATTCGCTGTGCAGAAGCACGAAAAAATCACCTTTAATTTCCATTGAGGTTTCCATGTACGAAGTTAAAAACGTAACCATCATTTTTCTTGATGACGATGACTTCCAAGATCCGAATCTTACGATCGGTTCCGGCGCTTTAAAAGCTGAAGTCGATAAGGCATCTCTTTATGCAGAGGTCATGATTTACAAAAACGTCATGATCAAGAACCGTTACGGCAAAGCCGCAAAATTCCCGTTTACTCCTCTTTTGCCTCAGTAAAACAGCAGTAAAGCCCGGAGTACCGCAGCAGTTCGTTGGGCTTAAAAGTAAAGGCGGTGGATAGCTGGGCATCATCCCAGCACACAACGGCATGCCTACTCATTCCCTTACTCATTGTTCGTGCGTATCCGTGGATGCAGATGAGTGGGCATGGCCGTTGTGTCGGTAGCATAAAAGGCAATGCGCGGGGTTCCCTACCCCGGATCTGGTTCGACTCCAGCCGCACGACTCTCTAACAACTCTCCATGCTGTGTGTTTGCCCTCGCGCCCCGAGGGCTTTTTTTATCCATCGCAAAGAAGCCTGCCATTAGCCGCGGGCGTTTTGTCATGGGCCCAAAAGGAGCTGCTATGCAGATCATCCCCAAATTATCCAGAAAACGCCTCGCGGTTTTGCCTGTGGGTACGCCGCTGCGCATTGGCCGTCAGTTGGTGACCTTTACCGGCTGCAAAGCTGGCGCCGTGTTCTACAGCGACCAGGCGGGCGTCGAACAGTCATTCACTGAGCAGATGGTCTGCTCGGTGGCAACCGAGGATGTCAGCGCGCAGATGTGCGACTACTGCGGCAAGTTCCGCGCGCCAGCTGATCTGAAAGTCATCCTCGTTGAGCTGTATCGAGGTTCAAAGTCTCACACGGTCTGCAAAGAGGGCTATTGCGCCTACATGTTGCAGATGCAGAAACGCACTAAGCCAGCGCCAGCCGCGCGCGGCGCCAGAGGTAAAACATCATGGAAATGAATGCAGCGAAAAAAGTGCAGTATCGCCACAAGCTGACTGGCGAAGACGTTCGTGTCTGGCAGCGCGATACATCCGGGCGCGGGGTTTTTATTGCTGTTCTGCTGGCGCTGGCCGCCTGCGTCATGATGCTGGTGAATGCGCCATGGCAGTAACTACAGACCCGAAGGTCACAGAAGACCTGATCCTCTCGCTGTGCATCGCACGCCGAATCTCTCCCGCAGACCTTGAGCGCCTGGCTCTCCGGCTTGCACATCTTGAAGCGTATTTAGACGCACAAACCGAAACGGTGAACCAGCATGACTACCTTTCGTGTCATTGATACCGAGACGACATCCCTTGAGGGCGAGGTTGTAGAGATCGCCAGCGTGGATATCGTCAACGGTCAAATCTGCAACCCGCTGAGCGACTTCGTAAATCCTTCTGAGCGCATCAGCTTTGAAGCCATGGCGCTGCACCATATTACCGAGAAAATGGTCGCAGACGCCCCGCCGCTCAGCGCAGTGATTGATAAGTACCTCGGCGCTGACATCTACGTGGCGCACAACGCCGCCTTCGACCGCGAGATGCTGCCAATGATTATGGCGCCATGGGTTTGCACGCTGAAACTGGCGCGCAAGCTCTGGCCGGAAGAGCCATCCCACGGCAACCAATATCTCCGGTACCGGTTCGGCCTAGAGCCGGACGTACCAGAAGGACTTTATGCGCACCGCGCGCTTTATGACTGCTACGTAACGGCCACCACCCTGCTTTACATGAACAGTCTGGCGAAGTGGAAAATCTCAGAGATGAGGGAGATCACAAACTCCCCGTCCCTTCTGCACACCATGAAATTCGGTAAGCACAAAAACAAAACCTTCACTGAAATTGCCGCTATCGATGCGCCTTATTTTCGCTGGATGCTCGATCAGTCAGACATCTCCGAAGATGTGCGTTTCACAATCAAACAGGCCATGGGAGCGATGTTCTGATGGGCATTCCAATACTAATTCTTGGTGATTCAGGCTCAGGCAAATCTGCCAGCATGATGAACCTCAACCCTGATGTAGGTTGGCTGGTTAACCCTGAAAATAAACGGCTTCCGTTTAAATCTAAAGGCTGGCAGCCGCGCAATTTTGAGACCAAAGTCGGCAACGTGTTTTTCACTGATATCCCCTCCGACATCGTGAGCATCATTAACTTCGCCGTTCGGGCAGGACGTAAATACGTTGTGGTCGATGATTTTCAGTACGTGATGGGTAACCAGTTCATGCGGCGCCGCAGCGAAAAATCATTCGAGAAGTTTACCGAGATTGGCGGTGGCGCATGGGACGTTATCCGGGCGGCGCAGGCCGCCGAGGATGAACTGATCGTTTACTTCCTCGCTCACACTGAGGAAACGCCTCAAGGCCGAATCAAGATGAAAACAATCGGCAAGATGCTGGACGAGAAAATCACCGTTGAAGGCATGTTCAGCATTGCTCTTCGCACGGGCGTCACCGATGGCCGCTACTACTTCACCACCCAATCCGATGGCTCAGATCCGGTCAAATCCCCGATCGGCCTCTTCGATAATTTCCAAATCCCTAATGACCTGGCGACCGTTGATGCGGCCGTACGGGAATATTACGAACTATCTGACGGAGCAACAGCATGACAATCGCAATGTTCACCTTTAACGAAGAATCTGCCAAAACCTCTGGCGCTGGCGGCATTACTGAAAGCGGGGCTTACATCGGTAATATCAGCAGCGCGCTGTTTACCACTGGCCGCGATTCAAAGTCTGCTTCCATGGAGTTTGGCCTTGAGACTGACGCCGGAAAGGTTAACTACCTGCGCGTGTCTTACCTTGGACGCGAAGGTCAACTATTGAAGCACGGCGAAGCGATGATCAATGCCATTATGGGCCTGACCCGCGTCAAGCAGCTGACTGGAGTCGAATGCGCCAACGAGCATGGTGAAATCGAAATCCACTGTCCTGAATTAGAAGGTAAACCGATCGGCTTTGTTCTACAAAAAGTCCTCTACACCAAAACTGACGGTGCTGACGGTTACAAATATGAAATTCGTCAGGCATTCGGCGCGAATACCCGTAAAACCTTCAAAGAAGCCTCGGAAAACCTCCCAGCCGAATCGGTCGACAAGATGCTGGAGACTCTCAAAGATCGCGATGAGCGCTTAGCCGGTGGTGCTCCTGCATCAGGCGGGCAGCCTTCTCGCACAATGCTGGGCGGCCAGCAGCAAACCCAGCAGTCAGCCCTGCAAAATGCTGCGCTACGCCGCCAGAACAACACTCCTCAGACAGATCCAAACGACGAAATCCCCTTCTGACCGACCCGCCCGTCCGGGCGTAAGCGCTGGCTATGAAAAAATACGCTGATAACCACCAATGCAAAACGGCTGCGGAGGCCGTCGAGTATGCCGTTGCGCAGTTCGAAGGGTTGAAGGCAGGCAAGCCAGTCCGGCGTTTGGGCTGGCTTTACCTCGACACGCTCGACGAGATGGAGCGGCGGACGGAACTCGATCAGGAATCGAATAAATCAGGTGGTGACCAATGAGCGGAGAAAAGGCGTATTGGGACGGCCGGCAGGTTACCTGCCGCTGCCCTGCTTATGATTTTCCGCATCGGTTCAGCGGCGGCCAATGCAACGGCTTCCATATGGCAAAGCACTGTTTCGACAATAGGCTGAGCTGCGCCAGCTGTAACTGCTTTCACGCTGGCGGGTGCGACGTGGTCAACGAAACCAAAAGCCCCGCTGAATGCCTCTACGTGCTCGACTTCTGCGCCGATTACCAAATCAAGTTACCGCACTGATTCATCAAAAAGATGATCGATCACTTAATTTCGCTCAAATAACGAACAGACCGTTATGGCCTGTATTTGCAGGAAATCATCAATGACTGAAACAACCAAAGTTAGCGTGCCGTTTGTTGTGCAGCTCCTGAAGAGTGACGACAGCAAAACATTAATGGCCAAAGGAGAGCACTCCAAAGAGGCAGTTATTGCCGCTGCGGTTGAGCATGAAGAAATTGACCCTGATGACGCAGAGAAATATGCGGCAGGTAAACATGAGGTTAATTGGTATCACACCACCCCGCGCGATGGCTATACAGCTTAGTATAGCCCGAGCAAAGAAGGGGTGCCCGGCTCTTTTAAAGCCACTGTCGTTTACATTTTATGGTGAGCAAAATGACTGAGAAAACTGATATCGAGGCGCTGCGGGATAAGCTCGAACTTGCGCTAAAGGATCTAACCGAGCGCCTGACTGATTGCCACCGGCTAAATTTCTGCATGGATGAGCTAAGCGCATTTACCGCTTTCTCCAGCACTGTTATTGACCAGCTCGAAGAAGAACGCCAGAAGCGAGAAGTGGCAGAGGAAGAACTCGCCGCGCTTCGGGGTGAGCAAGAGCCTTTGGCGTGGACAGACGTTGAAGAACTGCGAGACGTGGAAAAACATGGTTGCGGCTATCTTTTCAAGATAGACCCGGCAACCCCATACACCGACCCGCGCCGTCAAATCATGGTATACCGCCGCCAGCCTAAGCCTGTAGTGGTGCTGCCAGCCTACCGCTGCTCGCCTGATATGCACACCAAGCAGTACTTTGAGACTATTGGCTTCAATCTAGGTCTGGATGCAAGCAAAGCTGCGATAGAAGCCGCTGACATCGTCGTTAAGGATGGTGAGTGATATGGCGAAGTCAGCAGCAGAGCGCAAAGCCGCGCAGCGGGCGCGCCAGAGTGACGCCGGGGTGCAAAAGGTCGAGGTGGCGCTCGACCGACAAGAAGTCGATATGCTCCGCGAGAACTGCGCACTGCGCCGGCCGGCGCGTGAGCCATACGACATGGACGAGTACATCACCATGCTGATCCGCAAAGACAACGCTGAGCTAAAGGCGCAGCTCGCAGAGCAGGCCAAGCGAACCTGTAAGAAGTGCGGCGACGCGTTGCCCGGCGATAAACAGGGCTGCGCATTCGTCGGCGAGGGTGCGTGCTGGCAGACGATGGGCTGGCATGAGACAAAACTAACGGCGTGACATGTCACGCAGACATCAGCAAAAAGAAATGACCGCCTTCGAGCGGTTTTTTTTCGCCCGGAGAAAGTCATGCGACACATCATTCGCGGCCAGCCGACGCCAGCAGAACGGCGCGCAGCGGAGGCGGCCTTGCGCTGCCACCAGCAAAAATATGGGGAATATGCCCGGCGCAAGAACAGCGAAACCTATCGCGTGGAAGTCGATCACCAAATCATTTCAGTCGAGGTGATGAACCGTAAGGCGTCATATGTGGCCACGGTCATGAATCACCATCGCTCACTATCGAAAATTTGCGGGGTACCGGCCTGATGTATCAGCTCATTTATGCAGACCCGCCGTGGCGCTATGACAACGTGATCAGCAACGGCGCGGCGGCAAATCATTACAGCACCATGACCTTAACCGACTTGATGCGGCTGCCTATCTGGTCCATCGCTGCCGAAAATTCCGTGCTGGCAATGTGGTACACCGGCACTCACAACGCCGAGGCGGTAAAGCTCGCTGAAGCATGGGGCTTTCAGGTCCGCACAATGAAGGGCTTCACTTGGGTGAAGCTGAATCAGTTGGCCGAGCAACATATCAACAAAGCGCTGGCCGCCGGACAGGTCGAAGATTTTTATGACTTCCTCGAGCTGCTGAATACCCAAACGCGCATGAACGGCGGGAACTATACCCGCACCAACAGCGAGGACCTGCTGATTGCCGTGCGTGGCACGGGATTGGAGCGTGCCAGCGCCAGCGTCAAGCAAGCCTTTTACTCTCCCCTCAGTGAGCATAGTGAAAAGCCTGCCGAGGTGCGCTTCCGGCTTGAGCAACTGTATGGCGAGGTGGCCCGCATTGAGCTTTTCAGCCGCGGCGATGCGCCGGGCTGGCACCACTGGGGCAACGAATGCCCATTCCCCGACGTAGAGCTGATACCAGCAAGCTCTCGCCCCCTGCCAAACTCTCGCATTTCGTTGGTTAAGGCGCTATCCGGCCATTATCAGGCTGTACAGTCCAGCACACTACGACAAAACCAGCAGCAACAAATCGACCCTGATATTTTCCCCGAAACGACTAATAAGGTTTGGCCTGCCGAGGTCCATCAGCTATTTGATCAGGTTACCGAGTCCTCAAGTCTTGACGCGCACCTGCAGAACAAGCTGCGCCACCACATCAATCGTTTAAAAATAGATGGCCTATCAATGGCCCAAATCATTCAAACCGCTGGAACGCTGGCGCGCGCAATGGGAGCTAGATCATGAGAGAAATCATCGTAGATAATTTTGCCGGGGGCGGTGGGGCCAGCACTGGCATTGAAATGGCAATTGGACGAAGTGTTGATATCGCAATTAATCACGACGAAAACGCGATCGCGATGCACAGCACCAATCACCCCGAAACGCTGCATTACTGCGAGTCGGTCTTTGACGTTGACCCCATTGCAGCGACCGCAGGCCACCCAGTTGGCTTGGCTTGGTTCAGCCCTGACTGCCGCCATTTCAGTAAAGCCAAAGGCAGCGCCCCCGTTAAGAAGGAAATTCGCGGTCTGGCTTGGGTTGTTATTCGCTGGGCCTTGGCTAAGCGCCCACGCGTCATGATGCTGGAGAACGTCGAAGAGTTTAAAACGTGGGGGCCGCTACTGACAGCCGAAGATGGCACCAATCACCCTGACCGCTCCCGCGCAGGAGAAACCTTTGCCGCCTTGATCGGAATGCTAACCACCGGCGTCGCCGAAGGTCACCCCGCCTTAGAAGAATGCTGCGAAGTACTGGGGATCAGCACCGATAGTGATGATGCCCGCCGCCTAGTTGCTGGCTTAGGTTATGTTGTTGACCACCGCGAACTGCGCGCATGCGATTACGGCGCCCCGACCATTCGCCGCCGTTTCTTCATGGTGATGCGTTGCGATGGCGCGCCAGTTGTCTGGCCGGAAGCCAGCCACGCAGATCCCAAGTCGCAGGACGTCCAAAGCGGCAAGTTAGCGGCGTGGCGCACAGCTGCTGAGTGCATCGACTGGTCAATCCCATGCCCGAGTATTTTCGAGCGTAAGCGCCCGCTGGCAGAGAATACCCTCAAGCGCATTGCGCGGGGCATTCAGCGTTTCGTTATCGACAACGCCACGCCGTTCATCGTGAAGTGCAACCACACCAGCACCAAAACGACTTATGACTGCTTCCGTGGCCAGCAGTTGGC